CATGATTCCAACTGAGGAAGATGTGAGTATGATCGACACGATAGCTAAGAGTGATAACATCAGGAAGATTGAGAAGTACAACGAATTTGTGAAAGAAGGAACTGTTCAGAAGAAGAAAGGATGGTGCTTCCCAACTAAGAAGCGCGTCCAGGTGGTTAGTAAACAATAATGGGATAGTCTCCCAGCATTATGTGTATGGCATTATTTTAGTAATAAAATAATCCACCCCCGTTCCAAATCTTGGGTACGATACGATGATAGCTTTCCCAGAGGGTCATGCAAAATAAACAGAAATACATTCTCTTTTGTAGGGCCCACTGAGAAAGCTGACAACGTATGCTATACACATAATGGTTGTGCGTGTAATGAAGTTATTGCTTTATTACATCGACACCAAGTTGAAACACCACCATGTACTGCAAATGTTAACAGTTTAAGAGACCATTTTAAGGTCTTTTACGATCAAATCGGAAGGAAATCTATTCGTTTACACTCAAGGCAAGAAGTTGTTGATAAATATGAAGGACGTTGGAAACGTAGGTATGATAGAGCCCGTGTCTCACTCCTTGAAAGAGGTTTGTGTGATAAAGACTTTGTCATATCTATGTTCGTAAAGGATGATAAGGAGACTACTAGTCCAGAGAAAGCGCCACGCGCGATCCAATATCGAAATCCACGCGCAGGCTTGGAAATGGGCAGGTTTACCCATGCCATTGAATCTCTAGTTTATAGTTGTTTAGACGAATATGGAACAAGAATCTTTGGTAAGGGTTGTAATATGCATGAACTCGCGGAGGATTTTATCCTCAAAGCTGGTTTGTTTAAAGATCCTGTCTATTTGGAGTTAGATGCTTCGAAATTCGACGCACATGTTAGTGTAGAATTACTGGAGTTGACTAGAGAGTTCTATACTAGCATGTGTGCTGATCCATCGGAGGCGAGGATGGTTAATTATATGTGGAGTAAGACTAGAATGAACTATGGTCGTACTAGGAGGAACGTGCGGTTTAAAACCTACGGTACACGTATGAGTGGAGATATGGATACTGGGCTTGGTAATAGTCTTCTTATGTATTGGTTAATAAAAGAATATATGAGGTCCAATGGCATAACGAAGTATGCAATGTCAGTTAATGGTGATGATTCGGTTGTTGTCATAGGCATAGCAGATCTGGGAAAGGCTAGGAATATCAGTATTTTTAAGGATTATGGCTTTAACATGAAGTTCGGAGTCTCATATGGCTTACAAGATTTTGAATATTGTCACTGTAAGATGGTGGAAACAGATTATGGTTGGATAATGTCTCGCGATCCTTATCGCATGATTGCCCGCATGGGCTGGTCCAACACGAAGAGATCTGGTAAATCAGCAAAGGACTACCTTTATTCTTTAGCTCTTGGGAATATGGCTGTTAATTTTGGCTTACCCATAGGTTATGAGTATGGTAAGAAAATGCTTGCATTAACCGGTATTTCTCGGCAAATCGTGATGAGTAGAAAGAAGAGGCTGTTTTTGGAGAAGCAGCGTTATTGGAAAGATTGCGAAAATTCAACCATTTCTGTTGGAACTAGGAACAGTTTTTATCTAGCTTGGGGCATCCATCCGGACGAGCAGGTAAATATTGAAAACAATATTCGAATATCTTTTAGTCGTACTCTAGATACTAGAATTGTAGAGAATTACCATCACTTAATCAACATCCCATACCATTTTGGGTAAAGTAAATTAAATCTAAAACATTATTATTAAGAAAATGTCAACGCAAATTACCGCCCCAAATGCTATCATTCGCACAGATGCTAGCGTTAAATCAAGCAGTCCGAAGAAACGTCGAAATCGAAAACGTAATAAGGGAAATGCAAACAATCATCCTCCAGGAGATGTTCAAATTGCTTCTTTCGGTACTACTAGGGCAATGCCATCGCATGTTGAAAAGATGTTGTTTGAAAAGTTTAGGCTCGATGACAACTCTGAAAGCTGGTTGCACCACTACATCGACCCATGTGGTGTAGGCGGTCTTAAAGTAGACAGTCGTCGTATAAACGATGGAGCATTACCTTTTAGTGCTGAAGCAGAATTCTTGTTTCTTGAAACAATTACAATGCCAATGAACAGTTTGCAAATAACAGACACCTCCGGAAAGAACTTTTCCTTGTTGTGTATGATGCAGCCATTGATGAGAGCAGGCGCAATTCTTTTGTGTCATATCCAGTCTAAAGAGTTTGATGATACGGTAATGTCATCTTTTGCTAGGGCTTTTGCATCAATCGATAATCGAGAAGCAGCTTATTATCCAAACTGGGTTCCGTGTGACTTGTTCGACGTCATCGATTCAGTGGTGACTCCAGTGTTGTTCTTCACCGTCTTAACACCAACAGCATTAAGAGCAATTGGTGAGCCTAATGACTCAGGTATTTCGACTTTCTTAAGTCAGTTCCGTTTTACATCGTATGGTATGGATATTAATCACAACACACCAACATTATTTGACCAAGGTACTTTTGTGTCAGGTTGTTTTAATGCAAGTGTTGCTCCATATATATACAACGAGAATCACGTAAGAGGGTTTGATCCGTTCTTCATGCATGTTATTAATGTAGCTTCGAATACTATAGCTGTTACTACAACTGTTAATGGCAATAGTGTCGCGCCCATGAATGAATTGAACTATACCGGTACGATGCCATCTCCAAACATCGTTTTGTCATTCGATCTCCGCAATGCCTCAGGAGACACTGTTCTCCCAGAGGGCACTACGGTTAGCTATCGACTTGTAGGTACACAGATTAATCTCGTAGATGTCGCAGGCGTCATTAACCCCTTATTCTTAGGTGTTCACATAGTGAATCAAACCTTTGATAAGAGACTCTATGCTAGGGTGTCCAATGTTGAAGCCACCACTGAACCGATTGAGGAAGGCAGTCTAACTTTCAATTTGTTAACTTTACCACCAGTTACACAAGCTGATATCCAACAAATGAATGTTTCATCTGTTCATGGTTTGCTGAAAGGTAACCGTGATTTGGCTGGATCTAATACAAGGTCTGGATGTTACTTACCTAATCCTATTTGGCAACCCGTCTTTAATGTTCAGAATTCATCCAACTTCAGGAAATGTTTGATTGTCAACGAGACTACGGATTTACAGGATTTGACTAATAATGCTACAGGATGGGCAGATTCATTTGATTTGAATTTTGGTTGGGGAATTTTAAATCTTCAATCAGTCCCATGGGCTGCAGCGCCGTTCATTCACTTGGTTCGATCAGATGAACAGGTGCCAGGACACAATTCCATTCTTGGTGCTTATGCGCGTCGTGCAGGAATCAAACAGCCTTTAGCGTCCGAGATAGCGCTATCGGCTAGTTCACAACTACCGCATGGATTCACCGTATCCCATGAGGGTGTTAGACGAATGTTTAACGCTCTTAGCAATGTTTTAGCAGAAACACCAAAGATCTTGGCTAATACTGGAAACATTGGAGAATCTATTGCGAAGCTCTTAGCAAATTTAACTTATGTTTAAGAGATATCTAGGACATATGAGATCAGTGCTGACCCTGAATCTATGACCGCTCTGGGAAAGTAAAAGAGAGGATAAGTCTTTCTTCAGAGTAAAAACTAAAATGGGC